ATATGCAGAAGATAAAGCCAAACTTAAAGCGCAACTAGCTGAGGCCCAATCAACAGGCGATAAGCAATTAATTGAGCAAATTAAAGATGCTCAACGCACCTTAGAAGAAGTCTATAAATATCGGCTTGCAGAAGTTAAGGCTAGTCAAGCCGAGCAGCAGCAAACTAATCAAACCCAAACCGTCAATCAAAATACCAGCACTAACACCGCCAGTAGTAAAACCACAACAGTCACCGAATCGTTACCTACGCCTAGCCTTTCTACCTCAGGTGAGGTGGCTACGCTGCGCCTGGTTTATGGACCGATGACAATAGACGCTTTAGTTAAAAAGCAGTTATTAGCTGAGTTTATGGCACAGGTTGAACGTCAAAAAAGCTTAGGTAATTAGGGGGGGGATCGTGACAGCTAAAATCGACAATATAGAGCCGCAAATCACTCAGTTACTGTGGCTTAACCGCAATCAACAGTCACCATTTTTGAGCAATATGAAACGGGGAAGTAATGGGGCGCTCTTGATTAACCAGACGCCTATTACCGTTGGAATGCCGATCATTGTAGGTACAAGTGAAGGCTGGATGCACCGTAGCGACTTTGAAGCGCTGCAGATACATAACCTAACCACCACCACAGCTTTTACAGTGGAATTACATGGCAAAACTTGGCAAGTGATTTGGGATAACACCAGCGGCGCTGCGATCACCGGCGATGACTTATGGGCTGACATTAATGGCCATTCATTGCTAACCAATGTCGTTATGAAATTTTTAACCGTTTAAAGGCCGTTTAATATGACTATTACCCGTTTAAATTTAAAAGTATTCAAACCCGAGTTACTGGGTTCAAGTAATGAGGCTGGCGGCCAACGGACTAAGAACGTAGTGCAGTCTGGACAGCTTAATGAGCTATTTCCCGCGATATCCGATATCGACCATGCCCAATCCAGTATCGACATTGTAAAACCTTACCCTGCGCTCGATACGCCAGACACCAGCACTTTGATTGATGCACATGTGTTTATCAGTGAGCCACCGATAGACCCATTAGTTAATGTATTCATGATCGAGTCTGCCGCGCTGGATGATGAATCTCGCATGACGGATATGAAAGAGATCATTGAGTCGTCAGTCACTGCAGGAGAACTGATCCGCGAAGGTGGTCCCGGCTTCCTTGTGAACCAAAACTCATTTTCCTCAGATTATCTGCAGTCGTCTTATCGCTTTAATGACCGCGACTATTGGAAAACCACTTATCTGCAGGTTGGCCAAGTGATCTGCATCACCGTGGAATATCCAGGTATTGAAAACGTGGCATGGCCACGCAAAACCCATTTTTGCAAAGTAACGCGCACCAGCATAGTGAACGGTGCTGTGGGTACCGTAGTTTTTGAACCACCGATCCCCTTTGCGACACCAGAACCAGGTTTGCAAATCAATGGCCAGAGTAAATGCACTCGCTTGCGATTATCTAACACTGCATCCCCATTAAAATTCCACGGGGTAACTAAGCTGACTGCCGCCGCCAGCGGGGTAAATTTAGCTGTGGGCGCGACTCAATTATCGTTACTGCCTGCGATCACCACCTTAGCGCCAAAGCCAGGTAATACCATCACGGGCGGCAGTGATAACGGCGATGCCACTGTTAGCCAAGTGATCCGCAAAGTGATTAGCCAGCCAAGCGCAGAAGGGACGTACAGCTATACCTTCACCACAGCGGATTTACTGATAGATACTGATGTTGTCACTGCAGTTTCTACCGATCCTTATGGAGTTTTCGCCGCGAGTAATTCATTAGTTCAGTCGATTACTATCGGAACGGGTAACGTGACCGTTACGCTGCGGCCTGATGTGCGCTTTGTCAATAATCCCACTGTCTCGCTCTATTATGTTTCTGCGTATAAATACAGCATTTACTCAAGTGCTAATGCATTCCCTGCCAATAAGCAGTTAACGGTCGGCAGTATCAAAGGCCGCGCTGTGTTTGCTGATAGTAACTATGTGCCTCAGGACGTGTATGAAAATGTGAATAGCGGTATCGGTAAACTCTATGACGCCACTGAGTTGCTGGCGACCATTGATTATTTTACGGGTGTCGTTACCAAGCAAACGGTCAGCCGTGGTGATTTTGAATTGACCTATTCAGGTTTAGTTGAATCAACCGCTGCAGCGGCAGCCGGCGATACTACTGCTAAATTTGCCTTGAGTGTGGCTAATCCATTGTTAGAAAGCTTTTACGTGCAGGTTGAACGGATATCAGACCACGCCATTATCAGCGCCTCATCTGACAACCAAGGCGTGATAACTGGCAGCGGCATTAGCGGCACTATCGTAGATGGTTTGGTTGAACTGTTATTTACCAATCCGGTGGATTTAACCACGCTGCGCTATGACATTACCGACCAATTGCGCCAGCTACCACCCGCCGAGATTTACGGGCTAAACCCACTGCGTATCCCCAATGACGGTATTGTCGATATGTTCAGACGCTGGGGCACTGTCGCGCTTTCTCATACTCAAGTGCAGCAAGTTACAGACTCTATCGGTGCTGTATTTACGATTCGTGAAAATGCCCAGTTTGTGGATATTACTGATGCCAATGGCGCCAGCCTATGGACCAATAACAATGACCATTTCACCGTAAATAAGGTGGCAGGAACGGTCACGATTAATAGTGATTTTACCGGGTTTACAGCGCCATTTGTGCTGAGCGATACCATTATGGAACTCGGTCTAGTTTCATCGTTTTCAGGCAATAGCATTGTGTTGGCCAAGCCCTTAGCCCGTGAGTATCCAGCAGGTACCACACTAGCCAGTGTGCAAATCCTTGGCGACCTGCAGGCGCGTGTTGGCAGAGTGCGCGATATGACCGCTTGGGCCAATAACTGGGACCTCGATGGCGACCCAGCAACGGGCAACATGAATGCGGTTGACTATCCTATTGAAGTCAAAAACACCACTGCAGTGAATGTAGATTGGGTATTGATTATGACCTCAGCCTCCGCATTTCGCTGTGTTGGCCGCCGTCTTGGCCAAATTGCCACAGGTGATACGCTGAATGATTTTTCACCGATTAACCCACTGACAAATGCCCCGTATTTCATCATTCGCTCAGGTGCATGGGGTGGCGGTTGGCAGCAAGGCGAAGCGATTCGTTTCACCACGTTCGCGGCCTCAAATCCGATTATGTTGCTGCGAAATGTGCAGGTAGGTCATAGTCAAATCACTACAGATAAAGCCGTATTGTCATTTTTCGGCAACGAGTCATAGGAGTTATTGTAATGGGATTACCAGTTACTGTTTATCGTTGGGATGATGCGGGGGCACCGCAAATGTCAAAAGGTGTCAGACCTTCAGAACTAATCAACGTGCTCAAGAAGTGTCTGGTGGATGGGTACGGTTCAAAATCGGGTGCTGGCTGGTCGGTGGCATTTGAAGATGTAGCGACAAACCAAATTGTATTTCGCAACTCAACACTTGTAGGCTCAGGTGGGTTTGTTAAGTTTTGGCCTAAATCTGCTAGTAATGCGTTGCAGACTCCAATATTCTTTCAGTCTGCAACATGGCTACCATCACTAGATCCAACTTGGTCGAGTACAAGCAATCGTGGTTGGCGTTGCGCCGTTGGTAATTCAGCACAAGCCTATAAGTGGTTAGTAATAGCTACGGCAGCAGGTTTTTATTTAATGACTCACGGTGATTCACCACTAAATGTAACACCGTTTGACACAAACATAATGTTGAGTTTTTTCGTTGGTGATATTCACAGTATCATACCCAATGATTTCAACCGCTTTATCACATTTTCATCCCCGTCTACTTCTGATGTGACTGATGCAGTATCGCCAGATTGGTCTTATGGGCTTGGGTACCTTACTAACAACTCAGGTGTTGCTAAAATGCACCAGACTGATGGTACTGATAACCCGAAGCAAATGGTTCTATCCCTTTCCGCTGATGCGTTCCCGACCACCAGAATTAACGCATTACCTAGCGATGGTTTAGCAATGCTATTTACACCAGCCAGAGTTCAGGCCACTTCCATCAACCCTGCATCAACCAGTCCTACATTTTTGGACTCTGATGGTCAAAACATGTGTAACAGTAATCTACACCCTGCATTTAGAGGTTATCTACCCGGAATGTTTCAATCCTCATTCACTGGGTATAGTGGTTCACCTTTACCACTGATTCGAACTGTGAATGGTGTGGCATTCTACCATATACCCATTGGTCATGTTGGTGCGGGTAATTTGTGGATTTCAACAGGTGATTGGTATGAGTGATTTTATTACTAAACCAATCATTGAGCATTCGAATTATCTTGTCGGGTTGTTTGAACTGGATGCTGATATTGCTGCTGAGCGATACGCTATTTTAGACCGAGTGACTATGAAATTGATCTGGCAAGGTAATATCAAGCCGGGTGTAACAGTTAGGCACTTGGTTCGCAAAAGCTATGCCATTGATGGCGTGATCGTGCTAATGATTGATGACAATGAAACATTCAATGCAGTGGTTGCAGATGGTGTACGTCTGCCACTTGTCAATAGTAATGATATTGAAATTGGATATTAACGGCATGAATACGGTAATAAGCGTTGCTACAAAAAACATCCTTCTTGGTGCTATCGCTATCGATAAAATAGCTATCCACAGTGGTGAGCCAGGTGCTAATGGTGTTGATAATGAATTGAGTTCGCCACGCCAAGATTGCGTTTTCTCTGCCCCAAGCAATGGTGCTATTTCATTAGTGAATAACGTGCAATTCACCGTTACTGCTGGTTCTACTGTCAAATATATTAGCTATTGGGAGGGGACAACGTTCCACTTGTCTCAGCAAATTGATGATTTGGTATACAGTGTAACAGGTACGTTTACGTTATTGAGAGCAGATACTAGGGTGTCACTATGATTATCGACCCTAAAACTGGCAAGCAAATTTTCAATGACATTGTTGAAATCACACCATTACACGCTAATGCGTTGCTTGCATACAGCGCATGGGCTACTGAGCTTGGCCTCAGTGATACTGCCACTTTACCCGGCTTGGTTCAGGCTGATGATGCTGCAACGGAAATAGATATAGGGTTTCCAACAGCAATAGATGGGCTATCATCCAAAATAATGCAATCAACTGAGGGATCAATCGGTATTTATGTTGACGAACCACCGGGCTCAGTCTCATCGTCTGGTCGTGCTATAATAGCCGTTGAACCCAGTCAAGTCAGTGTACCTCGTGCCTATACATCACGCGCCACGATCAACCCTTCATTTGTTATTAACTGTAAGAGCCCCAATGTTGATAGTAAATCGTACAATGCCAAGTGGTTTAAAACGGCAGATGCTGCAATTCTATTTATAAGTTGGTCGCAATACGGTAACAGTAATTTAAATAAGACCGACCTAGCGATCAAATTTTCGAGAGGTAATATTGAACTGGTTTGCACTGCAGGTACTGATGCAGGCAGTTATATTCAGTTTTTTATCATGGACTCGACCTCTGCATCTGGTCAAGCATTAGTCGGAAATGGCAATTTTGGCAAACAGCTAACACCATCCAATACGTACCAATTCAGGTCTGTGTCACTAAAGAAAATATCTGGTCAAGTGATTGGTGAGAATGGTACCGGTATCATCACCGATATTAGAGCATATCTCCGCAGTAATGGTTTGCTAGTTGGTTCAACTACTTCTGATAGTTCGGGTGACTACCTCATTGAAACTGCGTTCCCAGATGAACATTATGTGGTTTGTTTGGCTGAGGATAGTTCCGTACTTAATGCCTTAGTGTTTGACAGGGTGATCCCAATTGATTGATTTCAAGTTTCCTCAAGGGGCTTATTTCCCGCCAAACGGTGAAGCTGTAGATTTTCAATTTTCTGCAGATAAAGTCATTGCAGTTACGTCTAATTTAACTATCAATGTTTATGAAAATTATTTGCAGGGATTTAGTTTATCTGTACAGAGTAAAGTTGAAGTTTCAACAACTGTACGCATAACTAGACCGATACAGTTAAGATTTAATACACCTTGGCTCAATGCTACATCACCGATAACTTTACGGTTTGGCGATGAACAGGTCCCAGAGCAGCCAGATCCTATACGTGTAGGAACCATTGGAATGGTTTGCGGGGTGGTTTTCAATACAAGTCAAATTATCGAGCAGCAACTTACACTGAGCCAGCGCAGTCAATCACATGCTGCCAATACAGTGTTTGCATGGGATAGCTTTTCTAGCTTAAAACAGCAAATTGTAATGGTATGGAATACGCCGCCATTAGCTGGCGAAATATTTGCTGTTGATTGGCAATGGAATACGTTGGTACCTTTTCAACTCGATATGAATTGGTTGGTACCAGAGGCCCCTTGTCAGCAAGCCATAAGCAATTGGATAGTGCCAGAACTGCAGCAGACAATGCTGGAAATGCAGTGGTCACAAGCCGCCGCTAAGAGCCAGCAAATTATCGTTAAACTGCATATCGGCGAGCAATTAGCGACTGAGATAGCGCTTAGCTATACCAACATTCAAGGCCAAGGTGATAATAAGACTGTTGCATGGGCTCCCCATGCGGCGCGTTGGGTATGTTCCAGTAAATACGTACCGCCAGTGGGTAAGGTCACGCTGCGCTTTAGCGAACCTTGGATCAACTCAACTAGCCCAATACAGCTTAGATTCACGGCCTCACCGAACGTGTGCTACTGGGACGATGGCGGCGGCCTCATCGATGCCAATCCACCATTACCGAATATCGATTTTAAAATTCCGATTGAACCACAAATCCGCAGGTACTACTTAATGCAGCCAACTTTATCCTGTGTTCGTGCCGCTGATGGCCAAGTGATTGTTATCACCTCAGTGAGTATTAGTGATGCCCGTGGCCAGTATACTCAAGGTGTCTCTATTGAGTTTGGTAGCGCAATAGATGCCAGCAGAGCACACAATCAATTGCTGCTTATCAGCATTAATGGCTATGAGTTTTTTGCGATAGCAGAGCAGGTCAATAAGTCATCATCTTTTGGTACTGAAAATTTTACAGCCAATGGTAGAAGTAAAACTGCGCTGCTTGCTGCTCCTTGGATGGGGGCTGTTAGTTATACGAATACTGTTGCTAAGTCATTCGCAGGCTTACTCAGCGATATTTTGGCTAACAGTGGATGGTCATTAGAGCTTATCGGAATACCTGATTTTGTGGTGCCGAAAGGCGCTTACTCAGCCATTGCAGATTCGCCGCTTGATCTACTGAATGATGCTGTATCACAGCTTAATTGCATGATCATTGCCGATGAAGCTAACCAGGTGGTAAAGGTTTACCCTCGTTGGCCAACAGTACCGTGGGAATTTAGTTCCTCAGTAGCGGATGTAAATATCCATGATGCGGTAATTTTGACCTATAACTCACAGGAAGAAATTAACCAACCATGTAATGTTGTATGGTTACGTGGTGAGCAAAATGGGGTGAGTGCCAGAGTTAAACGCACTGGTACTGCAGGCGATATTGCAGCCCAAGACATAGCAGCTTCATTGATCGTTGATGCTCAGGCAGCAAGAGTGGCTGGTACTATGGTGTTAGCTGATACCGGCAATAAAGAAATTGTGAGCGTTACTTTGCCGATCATGAATGATTTACCACCACTGCAAAAAGGTATGTTAATTGGCGTGACATATCGAGGTGAAGTTTATAAAGCCATTTGTGATAATGTAAGCATTAGTGCTACGGTTGATCCTAGCGCTGGCATTGATATCTATCAAAGCGTAAAACTGATTAGGCATATCTAGCATGTTAAAGCAGCTAAAACGCGCCTTAGGGACGCCTAGGGCCATTATGAAGGTAATTGCAGTTAATGATGATGGTACCGTTACTTGTGTTTCTGGTAGTGGACTTTCAGTTAATGCAATTGGTGATGCAGCTATTGATTCTAAAGTGTATGTGCAGGATAA